GCCGCTGCGTTTACGCTTGCCATTGGTCCAAGGCAGCTGGCCACCCTTGACCAGCAGATGCCCCCGCTCCACCCACAGGGCGACATGCGAGGTGCGCTTGCCGGGACCAATGAAAGCGGTGATCAGCCCATCCTTGTTTTTCTCCACGCGCGTGGAGATATCGGCCTTGAGCGCGCCCGGCTCAAGAGCCGTGCTATGCGCCGTCTTCTCATCGAGAACCGGAGCTTCAGAGCGCATGGCATCGCGGATGACATTGCCGCCGGCCGTTACACCCTGGCGCGCGGCCTCACCCTCAGCCGCTTCCCTCATCAGCTTCAGCTTGCCCTGGAGCTGCTCCAGCCCATCCATCTTGAGGCTCATCGACATTCAGCTTCTCCCGCTTCAAGTTGGCTGGATGATTGGCGACCATTTCCATGGCCCACATGCGAACCAAATCGGCCCGCGCGGCTGCCCCCTCCGTCGAGGCCTGCGCCGAGGTTTCCGGAGCATCAAAGCCAAGATCGGAGAGTGTAACGTCATCTTTAGGCCGATAGAAGCTGCCATTGACTACGGCGCAGATAACGTGGCCGAAGAGACGAGCCTCATCCTCTCGCGCGTTTGCGTGGCATTCGTAAAGAGCGTGAAAATCCTTGAGAGACAGCCGGCCTAATTCAACGAGGGAGAGCCCGAGGTGGTAGCGCGCGATGCTGCGGGAGTGCCGCCACCACGCCGCGCCCGTCGGGCTTTCCGAGGGTTTGGTTTTGGTGCCTCTTTCACAGGAGTCGGCACAAAGAGAGACCACGCTTTAAACGTGCCCACGGCCAGGTCCCGCATGCTGCGCGGCGTAAACCAGGACTTGACGAAATCCGACTCGATCTTAGGCTCATAGCGCAGCAGGCCACACCAGAGCAGGACCGCGAGCCGCATGGGCTGCAGGCCGACGCCCTCAATGGCAGGGTTGACGCCGAAGATGAGATAGAACATTTCGATGGCGTCGAGATCGTAAAAGATGCGGTAAGTGCGGCCTTCAACAGTGATGCTGGCCTTCTCATTCGGTTCGTCGAATTCGAAGAGGAACTTCGGGGAATCGGACATGTTTTCTCCAATAAAAAGGGCCGCCCGGAGGCGACCCTTCAGTTCAATTCTTAAAGAGTCAGGCTTTGCCGGCCATTTGCGGCAACAAGGGATCCGTTGATACTGGCAGCAGTTTCCGTTCACCAGCAGCAGCCCAGGCCAAAGCGACGACCCAGCCAATGAACGTCCAGCCGAGAAAGATGTTGACGATCACGATGCCAGCGCCAGCCTTGCACCCGCGGACACCCGCAACGAGGGTCGGCAGGAAGTAGATAACCGCAGCCGCCAAAATCAGAAGCAGCCCTGGAATCATGTCAGCCTGGATGCCAGCCTGCGATGCCATCACGCCAACGGCCACGATGCCCACAGCCAGAACGCCGGTAACGACGAGGAAGATTTTGAAACCGTTGCTCATAATGCACTCCAAGGCCGCCAGTATAGCACGGCTTTCAACGCGGCTCGGTAATCAAATGATGATCGAGTACGCTGGCGCGATCGACAAGCTTCATATCCCGACTTTGAGCTTCCCCAGTATCCGCGTCGACCTGCGTGACGATATTCCTTATCCAGGCGCTGGGGTAGCCGTAGCCCTGGCGCAGGTAATATGTTTTGCCAGCCTCGAGGTTGATAACGATCAAATCCGACTTCGAATTAGAACGAAACTCATGCTTACCTTCCGGCAGCTCCGCAACCGCACGTCGCCGCGGATCGATAATGACCGCCTTGACGCCATCAATCCACACCGAGGCACTGTCAAGGTGCGTTGAGACGGCCGCATATTTAGGCCGGTAAAAAACGACACGCGCGGTGGACTGCGCAAATACGCCGCACGCTGCAAAAAAGAGAAGTGCGAAGAGCAACGAACGCTTTACCATGACCCCTCCAGGGCAGCCAGTATAACAGCGGCCCTGGAAGCGTTACCGCAAACCGCGGCTATTTTCCGTTAGCTGCCTTCCGTGTAAGTGGGTGCGACGGAGCCATCCACCTGTAGCGCGGCGGAATAGGGGACGGGCTTGCCAGGTTCAGCCTTGCCCATGGCGAACTCCATAACATGGGCGCTGAAAGTGAGAGTGTCCCCGGTTGTGAGCTGGCCACCGGCCAGGTTCACCGGCAGGATGATCTTGAAAGGGTAGACGGATCCGTAAGTGGAGTTCGAGGGCTGATTGTAAGCCGCATAGAGCGCGATCTGGCCGGGGTCGCCCGATTGCCAGAAGCCGGTAAGCTTGGGCTCGCCGCCATCCTGCAGCGTCTTGAGGAACTTGCGGAGGAAGCTGGCTCCGGTGAGGGTGGGCGGCGTGGTGCCGCTGGCGCCGATGGGCAGCGTGGTGACATCTTCCTTACCCCACTTGGGCTGGGGCGGCTCAATCTCCGTGTTGCCGCCGATCTGCGTGTAGGTGGGCGAGCCGCCCTGCGTTCCGATGGCAATAAGCGAGCCCATGCCTTCCTGAGTCTGGGCGGTGATGGTCATAGGATTTTCCTCCGGAAAATCAGTGGTTAGTGGTTAGCAATTAGTGGACAGTGAAGGCCCACCAGGTTACGCGGGGTAGAAGTGGATCATGTAATCCACGGAGCTGCGGTAGGCGCGGGCGTCCTGCTCGAAACTGTCATGCGAGCCCGCAACAAGGATGGCGGCAACACGGCTGCCGTCTGGAAGCTTGCCGGCGAAGTATGGAGTTGATTTAGACCCGGCGAGCAGAAGCCGGATGGCGAGAGCGATTTGTTTAGCGACTAGAAAGCTGGCGTTGGTTGGACCGCCCGACCAGGCGTCGATCTGGATGCGTTTGACATCAAGCCCCGACGGACCGGAGAGCGTATAACCCGGCGTGTCAGAGATGAGCTGATAGCTGGCGCAGGGCCAGGTTGGATTCTCCGGGAGGACCACCGGATAGAAGCGGGTGCCGATGAGCGCGTTGACGGCCTGCAGCTGCTGCGTCTTGATGGCGGGCAGTCCCTGCGCGTAGCCGCCGATGAGTTGACCGATGCCGACCTCGATCATGGCTAGCTGCTCCCGTCGATTTCAAGGCAGGTGAGTTGAAGGACGCGGTGACGTTCGAGGATGTCATTGACGAGTTGCACATCGAAGGTGTGCGGCGTGCCGGTGGATGGCGCGTAGAAGCAGCGATCGCCCGAGACGATGCCGGCGTGATAGTGAAGCGTAATGCGCCAGATGCCCTGCGCGGTGAAGCTGTCAGACTGATAGAGCTGCTGGCCGCTCAAGTTCTCCATCTTGGCGCGCGTGGTGAGGTAGTTGGACCAGGTGTTGATGGGCTGCCCGCTGCCGTCTTGCGCGACGCTGACATGCGCGAAGCTGACCTGGCGGGTGAGTTCGCCCGCACGGATAGAGGGGTTGAGAACAGATTGCCTCAGCATGGGCGGTAATCCGTCCACTCTATGACTTCAGAGCCGAGCAGCGCCTGCACACCGAAGGGCAGGTCTTTCATTTCGAGGTCCGTGGTGGCCTCAGGGTTGCGGTAGAAGTGAGCAACGAGCATGAGCAAGGCCACCAGGACGTTAGCCGGCGTGTTAGCGACGTAGTAGGTGACAGAGAGCGTTGCGCCGGCCTGTGCGGAGGGAAGCGTGAGAACAGAGGTTGTGCCGACCCCGGGATAGGTGGCAGACCAGCCAGAAACTGGGACCGGCGTGCCCCCGGTGGTAGAGACGGCGATGCCGCCAGTGACGCCGGGCTGCAGAAGGTTGTAGACGTAAGGACCGGGGCTCGATGGCACTGTAAAAGTTTCAGTAACCTTTTGCACGTAGCTGCCGGCCTGCCACTGGATGTTGACGCTGCCAGGCTGATAGACGCCGGTGAAGGGCCACACCTGGCCGCCGCTGGAGATCTGCGCGGGAAAGAGCCGCGGCACGTCGCCGCTGAGATCGGGAGAATAGGACGAAGCCGACAAAGTCTGCGGGTTGCCGTTACCGTCGACGTATCCGATGGAGTTGATTGCCAGCGCGCGGCCCTTAGGCAGGTCGATGGCGAGGCGGTTCCAGAGAGCGCCATAGGTGGGCGCGTTCCACCGATCGGCGGGCGAAGATGTGTAATCAAAGCTGCCGGCGATGGGAAAGTTGTCCAGAGTGCGCTGCCAGGTCTGATTGAAGAAGGCGCGGCGAGTGACCTTTTCCG